AGTTGCTGTTGTGGCGGCAAAGTTTGCATCATCTCCAAGTGCGTCAGAGAGTTCGCCAAGAGTATCTAGCGTTGCGCCAGCAGTACCAACAAGTGCGGCAACTTCTGCACGAACAAAAGCCGTAGTTGCAACTTGTGTTGTGTTTGTTGCTAATGCTGCTGTTGGTGCAGTTGGTGTTCCAGTCAATGCTGGAGAGGCAAGATTTGCTTTTAAGTCAAGAGCCGTTTGTTGTGCAGTAGAAACTGGTTTAGCCGTGTCTGCTGTATTATCTACTGAGCCGAGACCGACCATTGTTTTAGTAATTCCAGAGACCGTACCAGTAAAAGTTGGACTGGCAAGATTTGCTTTAAGGTCAAGCGCAGTTTGTTGAGCAGTAGAAATTGGCTTGTTTACATCTGAGGTATTGTCAACATTACCAAGACCGACATCGCCCTTAACTATCCCCGTTGGAGTATTGATAACTGGTGACGTAAGTGTCTTGTTGGTGAGCGTGGCAGTGGCTGCACGTTCTGTGGCATTGGATGTATTATCAACATTGCCGAGTCCAACCATTGTTGCCGTGATGCCAGAAACTGTTCCAGTAAAAGTTGGTGAAGCAATCGGCGCTTTAGTATCAATCTGTGTTTGAATTGCGGAAGTGACTCCATCTAAGTAGCCAATTTCTGTATCAGTTACGTTCGTTACGCGAGCCTGAATTACTGATGTATCAACAGTGATTGTTGGGGTGGCGTTTTCTCCTGAGTTATTGGCAAGAGTAACGCCAGTGCCTGCAACTAATGATTGGACAAACGAACCAGTCGTATCTGTTGCTAAGTCAATTGCATCATTGACCCACGCTGTACCGTTCCACTTTAAAAATTGTCCACTAGTTGCACTTGTGATAGTTACATCGTTAATGTCGTCAATGGAACTAATTGTTGTACCAGCGTCATCAGCGGCATTAACCCAAGCAGTGCCGTTCCATTTAAGAACTTGACCGCTAGTTAGTGAGGTGATTGTTACACCACCAATGTCATCAAGATTGTTGATTGTTGGAATTGCCGCCCATACAAGACCTGTTGAAGTCGTTGAGTCTGCTTTTAAGAAATATCCGTTTGTCCCTACGGCTAAACGAGCAAAATTGCTTGCGTCTCGAGAAAGAAGGTCGCCCTTAGTTGTAAGTACTTGCGCTCCACCACCAGGCTGTGGTCCAACTTCAATCCACTGAGAATCGTAATAAATAAATGTTTTTGCTGTGTCTGATTCAAACCAAAGGTCGCCAGCACTTGGTGACGCTGGTGCAGTTTCTGAAACATTAACAGTTGCACCACTAGAAGCAGCGGCGGCATTAACCCAAGCAGTTCCATTCCATTGAAGTACTTGTCCACTAGCAGCAGAAGTAATTGTGACATCAGATAAATTGTCAAGTGTGGCATTTAACCCAATAGCAGCAGAAGAACCTTCACCTGGTGTATGTGTTACTGAGATTCCCGTGCCAGCAGTTACTGCCGACATGTAATTACCAGTTGTGTCTGTGCCTAAATCTATTGCGTCGTTAACCCACGCAGTACCGTTCCACTTAAGAAACTGACCGCTGGCGGCGCTTGTAATTGTGACATCATTGATGTCATCAATAGAACTGATTGTTGTGCCCGCACTATCTGTGTCGTTGACCCACACTGCTCCGTCGTATTTAAGAACCTGTCCTGTGGTCGGTGAAGAAATAATTACATCACCTAAATCTTCTAAATCTTCTACTGGTGCTTCGGGAACAACTTCAACCCAGTTTGAGTCGTAGTAAATAAACATTTTTAAAGTTGTGGAATCAAACCAAAGGGTGCCAGATGTGGCGCTTGCAGGTGGGTTTTCGCCTACAGAAACTTCACTATCGTTAACCCATAATTCTCCGTTATATTTAAGAACTTGTCCTGCAACTGGTGAATCAATATCAATATCGCTTAAGTCTGATAAATCCTCTGCGCCCGCATCAGGGATAAGAGCAACCCACGCCGTGCCAAAATAAATAAATATTTCAAGCGTTGTTGAGTCGTACCAAAGACTGCCTTGGTCTGGGTCTACTGGCGCCGTATCACTAATGGATATTGTGGAATTGCCACTTATTTCGTTCCATGCACCACTAGACCTAAAATAAAAAACATCGTTTAGTGTGTCAACTGCGATGGCGCCATCTGGAAGGGCTGCGCTAGGGACTCCCTCTACGGACATCGTGACGACGCCCGAAATTGCTTTTAAGACATCGTCAGTAGCAAGAACATTTGCTGAATCACGGTAAATGTTTGTGTCGTATCCACCTTCGCCGTTGCTCCAAGAGATACGACCGCCTGCTTCAATTTTTACACGACCGTAAACTTCGCCGTTTACGAAAACTGAGAGCGCATCCGAACCAGTGGATGCCAAATTTTTTATGGTTATAGGGGTAACGAATTTTTGTGCCACTTGCGACCTCAATCGCTATTGCTTCTCGTTCGCTGACCCCTCAAGGTCAACTATGTTTTAAACTGCGGTTACGACAATCCTAAACGCATTTGCTGAGTGATTGCCCAACAATACAACAGTGACCGTGTCAGCATTGGTTCGATTAACATCACCGATAACAGTTTCGCCTGTTGCTACTTCGTAGACCTGAACAATTACGTCGGTTGTATTGAAATTATGAACAACGGCTGTCGTTGAAGTCCCAGATGAATGTGCCGTATTGCCTTGAGCGGCAACTCGAGCAAGGGTTGCGGTAGTTGTACTAGCCGCACCACCAGTTGTTTTGATACCAAGGTTTGTTCTTGCAGTAGGCGCATCGCTTGCACCAGTACCACCGTCTGTAACAGCAACATCCGTGCCGTTCCAAACGCCTGTCGTAATCGTGCCAAGGGTTGTGATTGAAGACTGACCAACATAGGTTGACGCAATATCAATGGCATCAGCCACAATTGCCGTGCGGTTTGCAGTGACATTGACATGGATTGTGTTTCCGTCTTGAGAAAGACCATCACCTGATGTAAACGAACCAGCACCAGAGAACTGTGTCCATGCGATTCCTGTTGTGTCAACTGTGATTGTTCCGTTTGTGGAAACAACAAATCCTTTATCGGAGTTGACGGTACCTTCTTCAACGAAAGTAAAAGTTCCCGACTTGAGTTCACCCGTGTCGGCTGTTCCGTTTGCGTCAGATGACCGCGATGCTGCACCAGAAGCGGTAGCAACATAGATACCGTTTTCAAGCGCAGTACTTTGGTTCTTTACGAGAACGCGGTCACCAGTAACAAGAGTTACACCGTCAATGGTGTCGCCATTATTTAGGTCGGATGAAAGGTTAATTGCCGCAGTGGTAGCAACTCTTACGGATTGCTTGACATCAAGACCTTGACGGGCGGCATCTACATAGCCCTTTGTGGCAATGTGTGCGGCATCTGTTGGGGTTGCAACCTTTGCGTTTCCTGAGCCATCTCGCTTGACAAGTTTGCTTGCAGTCGCATCTGAGGTTGCATCTGTGAGCATTTGCCAGAAGGATGCTGACAACAAACCAGCACTATCTGTGTCGGCAACAGCAAGAGTGAGAGTGATTGTGCCGTTTGATTCAGAAACCGTAAGGGCTTCAGCAATACCAGCGCCGCCACCTGAAACAAAGGTATGAGGAATGGATTTGAATGCTGAACCCGTGTACACCTTGATGGTGTCGGTCGCGGTGTTGTAGATGAGGCGACCTTCAAAGTTGCCCGATGATGGGTCGGTGGCCAACTTCTCAAAGGTGGCATTAAGAAGTTGATTCTGATTGAGGTCTAAATTTGTAAGAAATTTTTGCGCCATGTTACTTCCTTATGTCAGATAGGCTTTGCCCGAGAACGCTGCCGAAAAAGTCACCTGTAATTGAGTGTTGCTTAAATATTGTACTTCACCAAAGACGTGGGTATCAGCAGAATCAACGATAGTTACTTGTGGTTTACCACCGAGAGTGTGAGTTATGGTCCAAGTCGTTGAAGCCTGCCCTTGGGTATGTTCATATCGACGAGTATTACTAGTGCCACTGCCTGCTCTTACTGTTACTAGGTTCGGAGCGTCTTGATTGACAAGAACTTGATTTGCGGTGTCCTGGTTGATGTAAACCTGATTAGGGACATTGCTCATCGAGTAACCTCAGGAATTAACGTGATTGTTCCTCGGATTACCTTTGATACGGCACCACCGTTATTGATTATCTCTAAATCGTAAACGCCGTCAGTGGTAAGGGTTGCTGTATTTGCCGCGCTTATTACTATCTCAATTTCGTTGTCTGGCGTGCCTGGGTTAATGACAATTCCACCATTCTCGGTGGTTAAGGAAAGCATCGTGCTTGTTGACTCAACGGTTCGACGTATCTGCATACGAGCAGTGTGCCCGCTCAGGTTGTATTCCTCAAAAGTGGCGCCAGTTGGGTCGGCGGCAATGTCTGGCTGTTCAAGAGAAATGAGGCGCCCGAAAGTAGAGCCCTGTTCTATTGTTATGTTGTAAACACCAGCAAGCATGAGCGCGCTCTCCTAATCAAAGACACTTTAGATTGTAGATTAGGAACCCCCACCCCGAAGGGTAGTCTCAGATTAAAGTGCTGAAACAGAGTCCTTATTTGAGCCAACCTTCTTAAGGCCCATGCTTATTGCAATTGACGCGGCAACTGCAGTAACACCAATCTTAAGATTTGCAGAATCGGTCAATGCATCAAAATCAGAACCAGCAGCAACCCATGCACCCAAGAATGCTGTAACAAATGTCTTTACTGCTTGCTCAACCACTTGCTTGATAAATCCTACGCTCATATTGTCTCCTTCTAGTGTTTGTTTACCTTGTTAAATTTTACCACTATCCCAATGGTGCTACATCCAATAGGCCATAAATGTCATTATTCAACAAGAACGGTAATGCATCGTACGCTTCATGAACAAAAGTAAAACCTAAAGGTCTAGTAAGTTCCGCAACAGCCAAAACCTCAGAACTAACATCCCCCTCATCAACAACTCCTGGGGTTTCAGAAGTGAGTGTGTAAATATTAATTGTAAAACTTGAACCACCAGGAAAAACAAAACAAGTTTTTGACCCAGTCAATAGTTGTTTAACTGACTCTCTAACCGCCTCAACAGTCCCAGCGGCCCAACCAAAATATGCGTTTTCTAATTGCCATAAAACAAAATCATCAGGGTCAATTCCGTTTGCTGCAAGAATTTCGGCGCCGCTAACGTTGATATTTCTTAAAATTTTAGAACCAGTAAATTGACCAAGCCAGTTAATAAACTCTGGTCTCACTGCTTCAGGGTCTGTCAAAACACTATTTGTCCAAGGTTCATCACCACTATACTCAGCAGGAATTTCTTCTGAAAGATATTGGTAAGCATCGGAATATAATTGAGCGGCGTCATTTGCCCTAGATGTTAGTACGTGAAATAATTTATAAAAAGGGTAAGTTGGATACTCTTGTAGGCCGTCTTTGTCCCAAATAAAAGAGGGGATGTTTTGTCTTAAATTTCTAACAAAAACATTTTTATAAAAACTGTTATCACTAATCAATGTAGGCAAGGAAACATACAAAATATTTCCACCATGGTTAGAGATTGTGATTTGTATGTCGAAAGAAATAGAAACTCCGCCAGCATTAATGACGGGAGAGTAACCCGTGGACCACTGTGATGGTTTTGTTGTATCCGCATGTACTGTAGTAACATTTGTTTGGTCGTTATGGATTGAAGTGCTTAAATTTAATGCTCTTGTAGCAAAATACCGTGCATGAAATTGAAAATCATCATTTATGAGCAACGTATTAGCAGAGGTTATATTATTTAGAGTTAAAACAATATTATTGACTTCGCTTGTTGGCTGTACTTTAAAAGAATATTGAAGTGGATGAACGTTTTCTTCCGCAATGACAGAAATTGTTGCCCCAGTAACAGACCAGTTATTGGCGTAGCCCGTAGGGCTTAACTCTTGGCCATCAGTACCGAATCTAGAAAGAGCATTGGCTGGACTAATAATGTTTAAGGTTGTACCCATAAATTATTACTCAGTCGTGTACGGAGTCATCGTTAAGGTTATGTTTGCGGTAGTTAAATTTAAAAGAGTTCCTTTTTTGTTGTACATCAAATCATTCCCTACGTTTGAATCCCAATAAGTATTGCCGCCAACGGTCGCCAAAGTAAGCGCCGTAACGTGGATAACAGCAGAGTTTTGTTGAAGTGCAGACAAGACTTCGTTATATCGCACTCGTTCTTCTGTGTATTGACAATTTCTAGGAGAAAATCTTTCTGCGACGTAAGCCTTAATTGCATCCGAAATCACGGTCGAATCGTATGCTGAATTGTATAAAATTGTTGCCGTAATATTAAAAGTCACTAATGGTGGGTCTATGATTCCAATATCAAGACCAGCAGTTGTTTTGCTTACAATATCCGCAAGAATTTCGGTTTTTTCTCCATTTGTAAGCACTCTATTCGGACCATAGGCAAAGACGGTAACAAATCCAGGAGCGGCCGCATCGCCGTTTAATAAAGTTCCATCTGAATCGGTTAAGTCGTAAACTTTTGTTCGTGTTATTAACTCTGGATACGAAGTTGACAAATATGATTGAAGTTGCAATTTTGTTGTTCTTGCTGATGTTACTGATTGTATGTATGTTGTTGCACGATTTAAAAATTCATCAGTCGTTTCGGAATTCAAACCATTTACAAAAGCACTACTACTTTTTGCAGAATAAAGTGACTGGCTATAGGTTAAGATTTTTAGATTAGTATCGTTTGCAATTTGAGGGATACCACCAAAAACTAAACACGTACAACCAACAGTCCCAGTTGGTAGCGCTGACCCTGGTTGGTTTGATGCGATTGTTAAAATTTGGTCTGTGGAAAAAGCATATTCTAAAATTTGGTCGTTTTGAGTAATTTCAAAAGCGAGCAAAGTGCCTTCTGGGACAACAGCACCATCATGGCTTACGGCAGTAAGTTGAGCAATCAAGGTAGCCCTAGTCCCTTCGTTGGTCGGAAACCCCAACATCTTTGACACGCCCAACATCAAAGAATTAGGCAACCTATTAATTGCATTAATATTTAAAGCACTCATATACGCAAAGGCCTGAAACATTGCATCCTCTGGTGTCCCAGGACGTAAATTAAAATCTGGCAAAACAAGCCTGGCTAGATTTATTGAATCAAAATAAATAGACGTTGGTTCAACATCCATAATTCTTAAATCAACATATTGTGTAAAATCTATTGCCATTTTAAACCTATCTTCTTAAGTTGTATGTAAAACTGATAGTTAATGTTCCGTCATCTTCAATCAACGAACCACTAACATTTTTAATCTGAATTTCTGGGATAAATTTACCGACTGATAAAGCAACCATTTCTGGCGAAACACGAGCAAATGTTATATCAAAAACACCAAAATCTGGCGTAAGCCTTAATGAATTAGGCTCAGTAAGTAAACAGAAACTTATTAATTGCTTAAAATAATTATCAGAGCCTTGTTTAATTTTTGTTATTGTGCCATCGTTATCAAACGAAATTGGGAATTTAAGAGAGTCCATATGTTTTCCTGTGTTTAAAGTATCTCATATTATTAGGCTTCCTCTAACGCTTCAACTCTTGCTTCAAGGGCGGTTAAATCAGCCGCGGACGCAAAAACATCATCTTTTTTAGAAATTGCTCCAACAACAAAAATATCTTTGGTTTGGTGGCCCAAAAACCCACATATCACTTGGTCGCCAATACTTAGGGAGTAGGTAGTTGTTTGACCCAAAAATTCAACGTCTTTAAAAACACAATTTAAATCCCTAACATCTATTTGAACTCTGCCACCAACCATTGATACAACAGTGCCTCGATAGAAACCTCCACCCCGAAGCGGGTATGACGCTGCTTTTTCTCCAAATTCGCCAAGATTAATTTCATTAACCATTTACACAACCTCCGAATTACTTCCACCGCTTCGACCCACTCTTGTCGGCTGTGATTCTTGGCGCCCAGAATCATTAAATATACTTGTAGGAAGTTTATATTTACCAGGCCAACGTTCGCCAATCGCTATTTGTTTAATGTCTTTTGCTGGTTTTTCTATTGTCCTAAAATTGACCGCAACTGGGTTGGGGCTTAATTCTTCATATTCGACACTGGTAATCAAATAATATCCGCTCAGGTATGGAATTTCCCCAACATAAGCAGTCATGCCTGGTCTGAGACGAACTCCGTTTAAGCGGTCGACGATACATGTCCCACTACCTTCAAGCGGGTCATTTATTGATTGCTGCATTTGGGGCAACTGTTGCAATATGAATTTAGTATTCATTTGTTTTGTTACAGGGTCAACATATGCTGGATATGTGAGGAAAGTTCTATACCTAATTTCATCTACGTGTTTCTTTAATTTTTTTTGATATTTACTGTACGTGTATTTTTCTACACCCCATTTATGCAGTAACCATTTTTGACTACCAAAATACAAAACACCATCTGCTTCAAAACACATAAATTTTGCATCCCCAGCAAGTTTTTTAATTACATCCCACAGACTGTCGGCTTGCTGTTCTCCTGACGCCTTAGTAATTGTTTGCGATTTTGTTGTTTGCTCACCAACAAACTCTAATCCATACTTCTGAGCAGCGTTTTTTACAAACGCAGTGCCAGTGCCCTTTATTGAGCCTATTTCAGTTCTGTCACGTTTCATTTGTTGAATTGCTTTTGTGTAAGCCGAAATACTTACAATTGGCGATGCCCCCTGCGATTGAGTATATGTGACGTCTGCAATTTCAAATGGATAACCAAAATACGTATGTCCAAATATGTTTGTGCTAGAAGTTGCTAGGTCATCAATACTTAAACTTTTATATATTAAAGTTTGCCCAGGTTGAAAATAATTATTTTTAGTCATTTCAAAACCAGGGTCTACAATGTCAAAACTTAAAGCAGACGCTTCGTCCATAGTAAAACTAATTTTTAACGACAATAAATTATTGTGAAGTTGAGTAACGAAACCGTTTTTATTTTTATCAATAAAAACCAACGGCACATCCCTATTAGACCCAGCAATTTGCAATTGCTGAGAATTGTCTCGGCGACTATTAAATGAACTTCCGTCGTCAACAAATGATTCGTATTGAGCCATCAGGTTTTACTTGTCTTCTTCTGGTTCATTGTTTATCCAGCCAACAGGTTTGCCATAATTTGAACTATTTGCGTCTGAGGGTAACCTAAATTCTTCACTAGTACTGCCTGGTGGTGGCGGTGGCGGTGGATTTTTTGAAGTGAGTCGTGGCATGGCAATTAGTGTTTGCGCTTCTATTGGTATTTCTTGTAAGGTCAAATTTGCCTGCGCCCTAGTTACCCTCATGCTCTTATCACGCTGTTGTGCATTAATCGAAAAATCGGTTATAACAAACTGGATACCCCTGCTATTGCCTAAGTCGTCGTATCTAAATTGCTGAGTAAACATAGAGTCAAAATTAAAAAACGATACTGGATATGGAGTTTGGGCAATCTTTCTTAATAATTTTATTTCGTCTTCTACGTGAGCAATTAATCCATCACCATCCTTTGCAATAACAAAAGAAAGACTAATTTGTAGTAATTGAAATTTTTTCCAATCAACAAACGAAAAACCAGCAGTCCTATCGATGGTTACCCATTCGCTACCAAGACCAGAGTATTGAATATCGTTTGGTCTATGAGTAAAAATATAACGATTTGTTACATAGTCCAAAAACCCCCAGTCTTCGTTAATGGTTGGGACCAATTGGAATATTTGAGGTGAATTTAAATATTTGTCTTTTTCGCTATTATTTTTAATTATAAAAGAATTATTGACATTAACGCTGTCGGCAAATAGATTGCGACTTCGCTGAATAGATATTGTTGTCAAAGCACCAGAATCAACCCCAGGTAAACCATCGTCAACATATCCGTTACCGCCGCCGCTACCGCCGCCACCACCACTACCACCACTGCCTGACCCGCCAGGACCCCCAATACTTCCGACACGCGACGTAGAAGAACTGGATTTAGGTTGATTTAAAAACTTGTTTACTTGTTCTAATGTGTACCCAGAATCT